CTCCGACTCCTTCCAAGAGCGCCTTGCCAACCGCAAGGGGGAGCTGGTTGACCCAAAGATAAAAGCTTCGATTGAAGCCCGACTTGACGCTATTGCTCGCCGGGCCCTAGACCGACTGCTTGATAAGATCGACAACAACCACCCGGTTTCGAACTCGGATCTAATCCGCATGGCCGCGCTTGGCGTCGGTGATCGTAATAAACGCCCTGAAACTGCTCCCGTGCAGCAGAATCTCTACGTTGTAAATCTACCTCCGCCCGAGCGCGATGCTAAAACATGGCTTCGTACCTCCTCCCGGGGGGTTGAAGTCATCGACCAATACATTCCCGGAGCTTAATATGCCTTACCCAATGTCCTCGCCTGTGCCTCTTCCGAACCCCCTTGATGACCCGGAGATGTATGCTAAATACGCAAATGAGGCTTTTCAACGCTTGTCTGAAATTACAGATAAACAGCGCACTATGATGAAAAACTCAAGGGCTGGCCTTCTTGGCAAAGCCGGGGCTGTTGGTGGTAGGATGGGTTTTTATAAAACCAAAGACCCCAACAACGTAGAAGCTGACAACCTCCGCGCCGGGGATGCTGCTTACGATCATATTCAAAATATGCTTGAATCTGAAAAACAAGACCAGCAAGCTCGAATGGCCGAAGCTCTTGTAAAGTTTAACGCTACTAAAACCGATCCAAGACAGTTTGACTTAAAAATACCAACTTATTCTATGAGAAGCCTCCAGCCGACTTACTAAGGACTAAAAACTAGGTAATCCGCCAACGGCGGCGGGGCTTACAAAGAACACCCTACAAAGATGCCAAAATACGCTGACCTAGCCAAGGGCTTTGCCCGGAGCCTGACCGCCGACGTTATGGGCGGGTTTGGGGATACCGCTAATAACCTCGAAAACTTAGCCCGGGCGGGGTATGGCTACGTTGGCTCAAAGTTAGGGATGCTCTCTCCCTCCCAACTTCCCGAGCTGCGGGAGCCAAAAGACGCTATTCTTACCTCCGACTGGCTGGCTAAAAACACTCCTCTTGAAGACACGGGCTCGGGTGAATACACTACCGGCCGACTTGCTTCGCTGGCTTTGCCTCTTCTCGGGGGCTTTGCCGCCCGGACTAACGCCCCACCCCCAGCGTCCGCGGATCAACTTGGAGCGATTGTGTTCCACGGCTCTCCGCACAAGTTTGATCGCTTTGACAGCAGCAAGATCGGAACCGGCGAGGGTGCGCAGGCGTATGGGCATGGGTTGTATTTGGCTGAGTCGCCGCAAGTCGCGCAAGGGTATCAGCGGGACATTTCTAGGGCGCAGATGGCAGCGGGGAAAACTGAGGCTGGGGACATGATTGCCGGCAAGCCGATAGAGGTTTTTTACGAGCAACTGCAACGCAAAGCGGATCGGCTTCCGCCTGCATTGGCTGGCGTGGAATATGAGAAGCTCGCTTTTCTTGAGGACTTGATGCAGCAGCCGTCGTTTTCGGATGCCGTGAAGCGCATTGACAACGAAGCAATTGTGCCTTGGGCAAAGGCTTTGGAATCAAAGTATCAGCCCGCAGGCTCCTTCTACAAAGTCGACCTCCCCGACGAAGCCATAGCCAAGATGCTGGACTGGGACAAGCCGCTTTCGCAGCAAACGGGCGCTTTAGGTGGGTTACTCTCTGACGTAGAAAATGTTGGAAAAGTTTCTGCCGATAAAATCCGTAATTTAGCCTCTTCCCCCGGACTTGCCGACTGGGCAAAGCGGGATTTATTGCAAGATGCAGCGCAAATAGAAAATTCAAAGTCTGCAAAGCATGTGGCCGGTGTGCTTAAAAGGATGCAGCTTGAATACGGTATTTATCCAGACGGCGGGCCTTTTCAAGAAAAAGCACAAGACTTTCTATCTTTTGTGAAGGGTATGCAAGCTGTTCCAGACATGAACACAGGAGGCGGAGCTGTTTCGTATCTAAATGCTCGTTATGGAGATAAACAAACGGCAGAATTGATGCGAGGCGCAGGCATCCCCGGCATCCGCTATCTAGACGGCGGCAGTCGCGGCCAAGGCCAAGGCACTTCCAACTACGTCGTTTTCCCCGGTAATGAAAACCTCCTCACCATCTTAGAACGAAATGGTTTACCTTTGTCCTCCGGTTTTGGTAAACCCCCATGACCAATCCCTCCCCCACAATTATCTGGGAGCCTCAGCCCGGGCCCCAAACTGACCTAGTAAAGTGCCCCGTCTTCGAGGTCTTTTACGGCGGAGCCCGGGGCGGTGGGAAGACCGACGGCTCTATCGGCGATTGGCTTAACCATGCTGGGCAATACGGCGAGCACGCTATTGGCCTCTTCATTCGCCGGAAGCTGGTCGCTCTTTCAGAAGTCATTGCCCGAACCAAAGTCCTTTTCTACAAACTCGGCGCCAAGTGGCATGAGCAGAAGAAAGAATGGCTAATGCCAAACGGGGCCCGCCTTAAATTCGCTTACCTCGACCGGGACTCTGACGCCGAAGAATACCAAGGCCACAACTACACCCGAGTCTACATTGAAGAAGCTACCAACTTCCCATTTCCCGAGCCCATCAACAAACTAAAAGGCACGCTCCGCTCGGCCGCCGGTGTTCCTTGTGGTATGCGCCTGACCGGCAATCCCGGTGGGCCCGGACACCATTGGGTAAAAGATCGCTATATTGATCCCGCGCCGGGAGGTTATAAAGTCCTAGTCGAAGAAGAGGAAATCGAAACCGAGCCCGGCGTCTTTGTCCTTGCTAAAATTGACCGCGTGTTTATCCCCGCCAAGCTTCGGGATAATCAAATGATGCTCAAGGCCGACCCAAGTTACGTCCTGCGCCTTCGCCAAACCGGCTCCGAAGCCCTAGTAAAAGCGTGGCTTGAAGGCGATTGGAACGGCGTTGATGGAACTTTCTTTTCCGAATTCGATGAGAAACGTCATGTCATTACTGGAAAACTTCACCTTCCTGCTCATTGGACTGTGTTTAGGGCTCTCGATTGGGGCTCTGCTGCTCCTTTCTCTGTCGGCTGGTATGCCGTCTCCGACGGAACCCTTCCCGAATACGCCCGAGGCGCCCTCATCAAATTCCAAGAGTGGTACGGCTGGAACGGAAAACCAAACGTAGGGCTTAAAATGCCTGCCAGCTCTGTCGCCCAAGGCATAGTTCGCCGCGATGTAGGTTATAAACTAGCCTACGGCGTCGCCGACCCTTCCATTTTCTCCACTAACGGCGGGCCCAGTATTGCCGAGATGATGATTATTGAGAAGTGCGCTTTTATTCGTGGGGATAACGCCCGTCAAGCGGGTTGGGAGCAGATGCGAAAGCGCTTTGCTTCGCAAGCTCCTCTCCTCCTATTCCACGAGAGTTGCGACAACACTATCCGAACCCTGCCCTACCTCCAACACGCGGAAAAGAATCCCGAAGACCTTGACACCGACGCCGAAGACCACGCCGTTGACGAAACCCGCTATGCCGTAATGTCCCGGCCCTTAACCCGAGACCTTGCGCCTAAGAGCCGTGCAATTGACTTGACTGGGGCTAGAGCCATGCCTACAATCAACGAACTAATCAAGAAGCAGAAAGCACAAGACCATGCCAGAACCTCTAGATATTAAAGACATCCTTCGCCTTCCTCAAGGCGAAGACGACGCCTATGGCTCCGAGAGCGAAGACCTAAAAGAATACTATCGCAAAATCCTGACTAAAATTCAAGATCGGGAAAAAGCGTTCGAATCCGGCTGGTGGAAAGACGCTGAAGTAGCTATCAAGCTCTACGACGGCGGCTCTTGTTCTCAAGATGACCAAGATAAAGCCTACAACATTCTTTATTCTAACACCGAGGTTTTACTACCTAGCCTTTACTCTGCAACCCCCAAGCCAGATGTAAGAACACGCTACATTGAGCAAAACCTCGGCCCTATTCCAAAAGCCGTCGAGCGGTTTCTAACTATTATCTCCGACCCCGCCAACCCCGGGATCGAAAGCCTCGACGACGCGATGAGCGAGACTGTTCTTTCTAGCCTTGTCGCCGGGGCGGGGTTTTGCCGTCTGCGCTATTACCCTGACCGCGCCGTGCCCGTGGCTATTGAGTCCGGCCATTACAAAGGCCTGATCTGGGCTAAAGGCCGCAAGTGGCCTAAACTCCCTTGGATCGCCTTCCGCCACGAGCTTTCCAAAGAAGAGGTCTTTGCTCAATTCAACATCCCCGAAGAAGACCAAAGCAAATTTTCCCAATCGGACCGGGAAAGCGACAATGATACTAAATCAACAGTTGGCTCTAAACCCCTTGGCACAGTTGTCTACGAATACCTTGACAAA